CATTTCAAATGTACCTCCAGTACCACCACTAACATTTTCAATAGTTCCCGGATTATAATCATTCCATTGAGGAGCTACAGTACCAGAAACTGCTATGTTTTGAAATGTTAAAGGGGTATTATTTGAAGAACCACTTGGAATTTGAGAACCACTAGTATAATAAGCTATAGTTGAATGGTTATCTACTTGTGGTTGAGGATATTTATTTCTTTCAAGTAAATGTTGTTTGATAACAATACCAGAAGCAAGACTTGTACGTGCAGGTACAAAGTCTTTAATCATTTTAAATAATGAATTATCAAAGAATTTAATTAAACGAATAAAATCATTTAAATCATAATTTTTAGTATACTTTTCAAAATAATCATCTCGTAAAGTATTTAGATCTGGATAGTAAGTGGCTGATGAGGAGCGTAAACGTGGGTCACCTATAAATTCACCTATATTAAAGTAACCAATTTGATCCATAATATCTTGGTTAACTTCATCTTGTGGTGAAAATGCTACCTCAAGTAAATTTGTATTTGCAGTATAACTTTGACTAGCAGCTAAATTTTGAACTAATGATCTAAATGGGGATAAAGTATTACCTAAAGGATAAACTCCATCCTCAATTCTAATTTTATCAGAAACAGCATTTTTAATACCTGCTGCTACTTGATCATAGAAGAAATATTCAGTATTAGATACAAATGTTGGAGTTGTACCAAAATAAAAATTACTATCATTAATAAATGAACTAGTAGTAACCCAAGAACCAGTAACTTTAGGATGAATTGAAACTGATCCTGTATATAATTCACCTCCTAAAGATGCTCTAAATAGAAGTTCATTTGGAGAAGAATTTAAAATATTACCCTCAATTGAATGAGGGTTCATTATGTAATCTTTAAATACACTTTCACTCAAAGGTGAAGTAAAATATCTTACTTCTTGAAGTGAACCAGAAAATGGTGTATAAACATTACCATTAATAGTATTGGGTCCTAAAGTAAAAAATGAAGTTCCAGGTGATACCCACCCAACATCATTAGTAGTTACAGAAGAAGTAGCATAAAAACCTAATACAGTTCCATTATCTCCTCCTTCATATATTTTATTCCCAGAATATAATATAAAATTACTAGTTCCAGGCACAACTGGAGATCGGTTTATCATAACTGACCACCATCCTCCATCATAAAATGGGAGATAAATACTAGCTGATACTAATGGGTTAAGTAAATAATCAGGATAAAAATCTAAATAAGCATATTGGTTAAATGGATCAGGAATAGAACCTGGATATAAAGAACTACTGACATATCCAGTTCCTTCATATCGTAAAGTTAAGTAAGTTTTTTCAGTATCTAATTGCCATAAACTTTGATATTCTATACTAGCAGTATCAAAAGGAAGACCATTTGTTTTAAATCTAAAAGAAATAGAATCAGCAACACCATCATTAGTATCCCAAGATCCATTTATTGGAGACCAAGGAGAATACATATAATTACTCCCTGTGGTATAAAAGGCATAATTAAAAGTATTTTCCCAATAGTCCCAATCATTTATATTTACTCTATCTTTTCCTCCATATTCATTAATTCTTAGTACCGTATCAGGAATACCATATGAAGTGATAAGAGTGCGCAGACCAGGTAATGTACCTTTTGATTTTAATAGGTATGGTAAATTATGATAAATTCGTTTATATAACGACTTATTTACGTCGTCTAACGGTATATAATCATTAGAGGCAGATATTAAAGCATCAACATATTCAAACCCACTAGGAGTTGGAAGTGAGCCTGTAATGTTTGGAAAGGGGAATAAGCTACCTTGAGGTGTTAAACCAATAAATGATGAATATAAATCATTTATAGAGAAATTATTTTGATATAGTTTAATTCCAAAATCACGAATAGCATCTGCTACTATGTCCTTTGAAACACCATATTCTAAACGGTTATCTGCATTATATTTTTCAGTAACATCTTTATAATAAACCCAAATATTATCATAAAATTGACCCACCATTTCAATAAATGTTTGGTAAGGTTCATTTGCAGAATCATCTCTTAAATATTCTGGAATTGAATAGTAGAGATTATTTTGGTTTTCATTATCAAAAATAGATGCTGAGAGGATTATTCCTCCATAATATGGGCTAAATTCATTAGTACTACCAAACCAAGTTAATACTTCAGGGCTATTAGTTAAAGCTAAAGCATATGGTGGTTGAGATGTAGTTTTTGGCCAAGCATAAGAACCACTTGAATAATAAAGATAATATTCATAACCATCAAAATTAGTTATGATATCATTTATTTTAGCTTCATATACTGCTATACTAGCACTTGGATTATTATTGGTAGTAGTATTTAAAGTAGTTATAGAAGAAAAATAATCTTCTAATAAAGTTACCTTATAATAAAAATTTTCTAAACGAACTTGTGCTGAACTAAAATGAACAAAGTTATTGAAGTTAGTATAATCGATATTGATATCAATTTCTTTTTCTTCAAGTAAACTACTTAATTGATTAAATGAACTAGTTAAGGCAGTAGATGTTAAAGTATTATAATCTAAAGCTACTGTAGAATTATTAATTTGGTCCTTTATAGAAATATTAAAATTAGGACCATTTAAAGGAACTGTATCTAAAATTACAATTGGGGCATCTTGAAAAGTTACTTGATAAGCTATAGGCTCTTCAAGTTGAGTTACAACCCATAAAGTAGAATTTAAATTAAATTGAGCAGGAAGTGCTTCATATAATTTAATTAGTATTGTTGGGTTAGTAGGATCTTGATTATCTAATTGAATATTATTAGCTATTGCTAATTGGTTATTTCCAAAATTCAAATAAAAATCAAGAAAATAAGGGCTATTTTCTCTTTGGTTAATTAAAGAAGTAGCTTGTTCAACTATATCTTCATTAGTTAAATCAGTACTATCTAAACGTAATTCAGTACGATCTGAAGATATTTCAGAAATATAAAGTTGTTGAAGTTCTGATCCTATTTGTTTATTAAAAAAGTTATAATAAACATTATATTGTCCTTGATCAAATCCTTGACTTAAAAGAGTTTGTTCAGGATCAATTTCAATTTGAAATAGATTATTATTTGTTCCTGGAGATTGTCCATTATTAAGAACTGTATATTGGGAAAAGTTATAATCAGTTGATAATATATTTTGATTATTATCATAGATAAACGATTCAATATAACTAGAAGAAGATAGGTAAGTATTAACATCAAATGTTGATATTAAATTAACATCTTGTCCTTCATAATTTTGAGAAGTAAAATCTTGAGTATTTATTTGTACAATTTCTGCCGCCATTATTGTGGGTTAGCTAATGTTGTTTGTAGATCTACTAATTGTTTTTGAGTATCCAATAATTCAGTTCTTAATTGAGCAATTTCATTTTGCAATGCTATAATTTCTTCTTCATTAGGATCATATAAGATATATTCACTACTTTTTTTAATCAAATACTCATGTGAATTAACAGAACCCAATTCAGGAATTTGGTAGAATAGGGTATTATATAATTCAAAAAATTCAGTAACAGTTGGTTGAGCTAACACCTGTTCTTGAATAGATGGAACTCCTAATTCTTTAAAGGAAGTATCTATAACTTTAGTATATTGTCCTTTATTAAATACTTGTTTACTAAAATTTATATTTTCACTCATCCGTTAACTACTTTAAAATAGTAATGGTCATCAAATATTTTAGTAGAACCGTTGATAATAGTTTTAATTAAAATTTTATAATATCTTTCAGGTTCTAAACCACTCATATAAACATCAAAATAGTTACCTGTTGAATCGGAACTAATTTGAGTATAATTGTCGTCGAAGTTAACAACATACTCGTTGGTATCCAAGTCTTTTATTGCATAATATGAAGCAGTTGGTAGATAATTTAAATTAGTGTATAAAGAAGATGTTTGATATACTCTTGCTGGATACAAAGGGCTTACATTAACATAGAATCTGTTTACACTTTCTGGGTAGAAAACTTCTGGGTTTTCAGCTAAAGAGAGTTTTAAATTTGAAGTAGTAACTATATTTCCACTAGCAGACCCAGTTAATACTGTTGAGTAATCTCTCCATCTAAATTCTAAACATGGGGGGTAAATTGTATTTGTATCAACACTATAATATTTAAATATAGGTTGAACATATTCACTTGGGTTAAATTCTAAAGATCCTGTAAGTTTAACTATGAAACCATAGTTTGGAATAGACTCTCCTATCCAAGCATCTACAATATTAGTTACTTTAGCTTCGATGTCTTTAGGACTTCTTAAACCAAAAGATATATTTACTGATCCACTAGAATATGCTGTAGCTACATATCCTGGGATTACATAACCTATTGTTACATAGTAACTTCCATTAGCATCTACAAACCAGTTTCCACCACCAGCACCACCACATAAGCTACTATATGAACTGGTGTAGAAAGCATCTCCACTAGGACCTGAATAGACACCTGAGGGACTCCAAGGAGCAGAGCCACTATAATTAGCATAAATCCATGATGCTCCGTCTTGTTCAATTGGGTTATCACCATAATATCCTGTACCGTTATTCCAAGATTGAGCTATAGGAAGTAGTTCTAAAAAAGTATTTTGGTTAAGGCCTTGAGCTTCAGCAATAAAGTTTTTAAAATAAACCTCATATGAGTTAGTTCCTATTTTATTAGAATATATATCTAGAATTTCTTCTTGATCAAATTGAATTAAATATCTAGCCACCTCTGGGGTTCCAGAAAATCCTATTTTATTAGATACTTCTAAAATAGCATCTAACCCAGTGTTTGCAGTTGGAGATGAACAATATAAAGTTGTATCCTGGGTAGGGAAGATTTTATATACAGCCATTTAGATATTTTATTATAAATATGGCGTTACAAAGGAACTACTTTACCTTTTATGTCAGTTGCGGGGTATTTTACTTCAAATATACTAGGATCTAACGAAGGATAAATTACTTGGTTTTGAGTAGCACCTACTATATCATATGCATACTGTGAATACCCTGAAGTGGTTCCTGCTTTATTTGATAGAGAAATATTTTTTACAGTTTGTACTCCTTTAATTCTATCAAGTAAAACATACAAATCTCTTAAAAATATTGGTTGATTAATTTGCCAATTACTTAAATTAAAGTAATCTTGTAATGCAGTAATACAAGCTAAAATAACTTCATTATTATTATATTCAGGTAATACTATGATTTCAAAATCAACACCTATATTAATTATAAACGCATCTCTAATTTCAATATTATCTCCAATCATTCTATATTGGGATAAATAAGTACGAAGATTATTCTTTAAATCATCAGTAGCTACACTTAATTGTCCTTGAGCATTTAAAGATAAAACATATAAATTAAGAGTTTCAATAGTTGAAACTTGATTATCTGTTAATTTAGGTTGTTCAATAAATGCTTTTGCAATTGAACCATAGTCAGAAGGCATACTCAAAGCTCTAACTAAATAGTCATCAGCAGTAACTGAACGTTTTTGGGAGGCTATTAATGCTAAAGTATTTTGACGGATTTCTTCTAACGTATCTCCTCCTCTACCTCCTGAGGCTGCTTCAGGATTATTAGTGGCTAATGAAGCAAAAACATAATTTGCTAACGTGGCGCCAGCAGGGGATATAACATTATTAAATTTAGTATTGGATGTATTTAAATTAACTAAGCTGTTAGCTTCAATATTAGATGAAATACCCCCACCTGTTAAATATCTAACAGTTAATGTTGTATTTGAAGGTGAAATACCATAGGTATTTGTAAATAAAAAGTTAGTTGGTGAATAAGCTGTTGTTAACTTATCTTGTTCAAATGGTAACCCAATACCTATATTATCAGCATTAGGAGTAATTTCTTCGGTGATATTTGCAGGATTACCAGCACCGAATTGAATTTGAAGATTTGAAAGAGAAGTAAATCGAGTTGCAAAACGACGAGCTACTTTTCTTAAACGAAGTAAATAAGGTGTATCTCCGTTTACGTTAGGATCATATATGTTAGTATTTTTTACAGTATCAAATACCATTTCTTGACCTAAATGATCTACCTCGTACCATTTATTACCGTCTGAATCAGTAATATCTAATATTTTAATGATATTAGCATTATTGATATTAACAGTTTGGAATTGTTGAGGAGCTCCAAAAGTAAAAGAAGTTGTGTTAATAGTTGCTGATATTGCTTTTCTACTTTTCTTTAGGAGAAAATATTGAGGAATATTACCTGCAATTTGATAAATTGTTACTTCAGTTGGGTCTAATGAACTTGATACTGAAAAATCAACTTTGTCTTGGATTAAAAAAGAAGACCCATTTTGGGATGTTACTACGGTATTTTCTCCAATAGTAATAGTGAAGCTATAATCAGGTATATAATTACCAGTACCATCATCTATAGAAGGTAATTGTTGATAAAAATCAACTGTTGTTTGGGCTACACCTGTTGTTTTTGGTTTGTAACCAAACATATATGCTAATTCAAATACATTATTTGTTTGTTGAGCATACTGGGTGAAGGTTTCTTGGAATTGGTTATCTAAATAGAAACTTAAAACATCCCCAACATATGAGGCTTGTTCCATAAACATCATTCCTACAGATGAAGGAGTAAAGTCATTATATGTTTGAGGAAAATATGTTCTAGCATATTCTATTAAACGTGATCTAAAATCTGTAAAATCACGATTAATATATTTTATGTCTCTATTTGTTGTAGCCATTTTAGAATTGGAGTGTTATAGTATCTTGGATATTAGAATTTAATATAAAGTATTTTAACTCAACTATTAGTGAATTAGAATCATTATCTTGTAATATATTTAATGAACTAATTCCTACTTGAGGGAAATATTTTTGAAGTTTAAATTCAATATTTTCTTTTAACCCGTTTATATTTTCTTCTTCAATTTGAGAAAAAATAAAATTTCGTAACCCACCCCCAAAAGTCGGATTCATAGGACGTTCTCCTGGGTTGGTGAGAAAAAAGTTAATTAAATCTGTTTTTAAAGCATCAGATGTAGTATAATTAGGCACAAAAACAGCAGGTCCACTTAAAGGTAAATTTATCCCAACCGCTACATTAGGGTTTAAATCTAAAGGATTTATTTGCTGTTGATTAAATGCCATTATTTACTATTCATTAAAGCCATAATTTGGTCCATTCCTACTTCACCAGCACCTAAATTACCATTTATAGGATCACTTACTTGTGGTCTAAAAGCAGTTTGAGCATCTTGAGAAGTAAAACTTAATTTAGTTTCATTCATAATGTCAGCATATGCCTTTCTAGTATCCATTGTTGGTGGAGTAAAAGTAGGTTTAGGTGTATCTATTGTTTGAATAGATTCCTTTACAATTGTTTTTGGTGAACGAACTGCCTCTAAAAGAATATCTTTTAATTCCTCTTGGATTGCCTCTCGTACAGCTTCTTTAATTAATTTTTTTAATCCGTCGGTTTTCATATGGTTATAAATATTAAATTAGTCAGCTTTTAAATTATTTTGCTGAATGTAAAATACTAGTTCATCTATTAATATTTGATCAATTGAGCTAAATGACCATTCTCCTTTTAACATAACAACATTTTGTTTGTTTTGAGCAATAGCTCTTCTACGTTTTAAAGAATTAGTTGTTGGTTCTGTTTCAACACTTAATTTAAACCCATTATAATCTGAAATTATTGGGGATGTTTGGGTTGTTTGTTGGATTGTAAGGGCAATTAATTCAGCTGAAATTTGGTCTTGTTGAGCATCAGGGTAACATTCCTGAATGTATTGATCTAATAGGTTAAGATAATCAATTATTTCTTTTAAAGTTAAAGAGGTTATATTGAGTAATAATGTAAAAGAAGCTAAAATAGCTTTATATTTTTTTATTCTTTTATCAGTTTCATCTAAAGTATTACTTGCTACTGGGGGTAAAGGGTAAGGGACTGCTAAAGAAGCAGATTTTAATGTTTGTAAAGAAGAAACTAAAATTTGAATCCCATTCATAACTTGAGTCACACGACTAATTATTTTATAGGTATTATCTAGTTGTTTTACTAATTTATTCTTTTTATTAATTATTTCAGTTAATTTAGCTTGATCAGGACATGTAGTTTTTACTTCAAGTTTTTTATCTAAAGCTTGTTGAATATTAACAACCCCAAATTCAAAAAATTGTCTTAAAACTAAAGGTAATAACGTATATTTTAAAGTATTAAGTAAATCAATAAGTTTTTCTTGTTGTAAAGTTTCAAAAGTTGTTTTTGAAGCAACTATTTGATCTTTAACATCGTTAGAAAGAGATGATATTTTAGTAGCATTTTCTTCATATCCTACTACTAAAGGAGATAAAACTATTACTCCTAAATCTGATTTGATATTATTGTTAGAATCAAAAGGATATGTAGTGTATTGAGAAAATTTTTCT